CTTGTGCCCGGCGGGCATACCGACCATAGGCTACGGATCGACCTTCTACGCAGATGGCAGAGCCGTTACCCTAGCCGACGCGCCCATAGGTCAGGCTGCGGCGGAGGAGCTTCTGGAGACCGATCTCAGGCGCTTTGCGGCCTCGGTTATGCGCCTCTGCCCCAGCACGAGCCAGGACACAAAGGTGCTAAACGCGCTCGTGGATTTCTGCTACAATCTCGGCGCGGGTCGATTGCAGACCAGTACCTTGCGCCGGAAGGTCAATGACGCTGACTGGGACGGGGCGCGACAGCAACTAAAAAAATGGGTGCGAGGCGGCGGGCGGGTGCTCCCCGGCCTCGTCGCAAGACGAGAAGCGGAGGCGGCCCTGTTGCCGACATGACATGATCGAACAACTCATCAGCCGCGTGTTTTACAGCCGAAATCTCGCGCACTGGAACCACTGGCGCACGAAATCCTACGCGCAGCACAAGGCACTCGGTTCCTTCTACGACGACGTTATTGAGGCGCTGGACGACCTCGTCGAGGCGTATCAGGGCGCCTTTGAGCTGGTCGGGACGGTCCCCGCTCCCGGCGCCGCGGGCGGCGACATCCTCAAGCACCTTGAGGACGAGGCGGCGTGGATTGAGACGCATCACGAGGATATCTGTAAGGGAAATCGGGCGGTTGCCAATCTCATAGACGCTCTGAGCGATGTTTATCTCAGGACCATCTACAAGTTGCGGAACCTTAAATGAGCGCGACGACCCTAACCTACACGACCTTGCAGCAGGACGTTCGGCGGTATCTCGAGCGCGGCGCCACGCTCGCCTCGGACGCGATCGTCTACGAGCAGATCCCGCGCCTGATCAACCTCGCCGAAAGGCGCATTGCGCGCGAGCTTAAGGTTCAGGGTTTTATCAATGTGGTGAGCGGCGCGCTGACCGAAGGCCAGTCCGTGTACGACAAGCCAGATCGCTGGCGCGACACGATCAGCATCAATGTCGGTGTTGGAGCTGGGAACAACACGCGCAAGACGCTCTTTACGCGAGACTACGAATACGTCCGCTCGTACTGGCCGAATAGCGAAGAGACGGAAGAGCCGATCTTTTACTGCGACTACGATTACAATCACTGGCTCATCGCGCCGACGCCCGACGAGGCGTACCCCTTTGAGGTTCTGTACTACGAGCTGCCTCCGCTCCTGAACGACGAGCAGCAGACGAATTGGCTCACGGAATACGCGCCGCAGCTTCTGCTGTACGGCACGCTGCTCGAGGCAACGCCCTTCTTGAAGAACGACGATCGCATACCCGTCTGGCAGACGATGTATGATCGTTCTGCGGCTATGCTCAACGGCGAAGATCTGGCAAAGATACTTGACCGCTCTGCGGTTCGGAAGGAGGCGTAATGTCTGTCTACACGCAGGTTTTCGGCGGGACCACCATTTACCCTTCCGACGTGTCGCTTATCGCTTTGGCTCTGAGCGAAGATACGACGCTCGAGTGGCCTCTTGAAAGCGCAGGCGGCGCTAATCTTGCCGCCCGTATCGTCGATGTCACGCCCTCCGCAAGCGGCTACAGCGTCATCATGCCTGATGCCATGCTTACGGGTATTGGCCAGACGATCCTGTTCAACAATCTCAGCGGAAGCTATAGCTTCTACATCAAGGATTACGACGGCAACACGATCGCCACGGTCGCTTATGGCGAACAGTGGCAAATCTATTTGTCTGACATCTCGACGCAGGCCGGAACGTGGCAGGTCTTCCGCTACGGCGCGTCGACGGCGACCGTGCAGGCTTCTGCCCTCGCCGGCTTCGGTCTCAAGGTCACGGGCAGCCAGCTCTCGACGGCTAATGTTATTGCGACATTCTCAAGCAATCGTTCCGTCACGGCGAATGATCGCGCTTTCGTGCTGGTTTATGACGACACGGGTGCGGCGACACTTAGCCTCCTGTCAGCAGCATCGGCCGGCAATGACTTCTATTTCTCTACGCGCAACGAGGGCGGCGGCGATCTCACGATCGACCCGGCTGGTAGCGAGACGATTAACGGCGCGTCTACGCTCGTATTAAAGCCGGGCGATAGCGCCGTTGTCATCACTGACGGCGTTTCGTGGTATACGGTCGGCCTCGGGCAGGAACCTGTCTTTGCGTTCGACTACACGTCCATCGACCTTGCGTCAGCATCCGATCCCTACACGCTTTCTGGCGCCGAGCTTAACCGCATCGCGTATGAATTTGTCGGTCTTCTGACGAACGATGTCGATGTCGTAGTGCCGCCCACTACGCAGCAGTATTGGGTGAACAACCAGACTACGGGTTCTTACGTTCTGGGGCTGAGGACGGCCTCGCAAGTTACGCCCGTCAACGTACCGCAGGGTTACAGCGCAATTCTCTATTGCAATGGCACAGACGTTATTCTTGCCTCAGCCAGTACGGCTTCTGCCCCGTCTGTCATATACCCCGCCAACGGCGGCACGGGCATCACGAGCTACACCGTCGGCGACATTATCTACGCCTCGGGCGCCACCACGCTTTCCAAGCTATCAGACGTTGCCACGGGCAACGCGCTCATTTCTGGCGGCCTTACGACGGCGCCTGCTTGGGGCAAGATCGGCCTCGCGACGCATGTCAGCGGCACGCTGCCTGTCGCCAATGGCGGCACGGGAGCGACCACGCTTACGGGCTATGTGATCGGCAACGGCACGTCTGCCTTCACTGCGTCGGCTAATGTGCCGCTCGCCGATATCAGCGGCCTTGGAACGGGCGTTGGCACGTTCCTCGCCACGCCCTCAAGTGCAAATCTGGCGGCTGCGGTAACGGACGAGACGGGAAGCGGCGCTCTTGTCTTCGCTAACACGCCGACGCTTGTCTCGCCTGTTCTCGGCACGCCGACTTCCGGCAATCTGGCGAATTGCACGTCAATTCCCGTAGGTAACGCAACTGGTACGCTTGCCGTATCCAACGGCGGGACAGGCGCCGTCACGCTGACAGGTCTTGTCGTTGGAAACGGCACGTCTGCGTTCACGACTGTGACGGCACCGAGCGGAACGGTAGTGGGAACGAGCGACACGCAGACGCTGACCAACAAGCGCGTTACGCCTCGCATCAGTTCTGCGACGAGCATTACGTCGCCTTTGGCGTGGGACAGCGATAGTTATGATCAATACGCAGCAACCGCGCAGGCCGGAAATCTGACAATAAATGCTGATGCGGGCACACCTACGGATGGTCAAAAAATGATTTTCCGGTTTACGGATAACGGTTCTGCGCGCACTTTGACGTGGACTACTGGTTCCTCAAAATCCTTTCGCGCAATCGGCGTCACGCTGCCTACAACAACAACGGCCAACAAAACGGTGTACGTTGGTTGTGTCTATAACAGTGAAGCGATCAGATGGGACGCAGTAGCGGTCTCGCAGGAAACATAAGACATGCGATGCGCTACTGTTAAAACAGATACGGGCTATGTAAGCGGTGTAATTATGGCAGAGCCTACTGATCTCCCGCCGCAAGGAACCACGCTTATAGGTTTGCCAGATGATTCTCCCGTAGGTCCGGGATGGTCTTACGACTTTTCTACTCAGGTATTTTCTCCGCCATTAGGTGATCCTTAATGACTGATAAAGTAATCTTTCTTACAAGCGGAACTACGTGGACTGTCCCTAGTGACTGGACAAGTACCAATACTATTGCCGCTATTGGTGGCGGCGCGGGAGCTGCTACAGGCGGGCTAACAACCCCCGGAGGCGGTGGTGGCGCATACGCGGCTATAACTAATTTTGCTCTTACAGCGGGAGCAACAGTTTATATTCAAATTGGCGGCGGCGGTAACGCCGCTGCTTCCGGCACTGATACTTGGTTCAATAAGACTACAAATGCCGCCCCGACGACTACAACGGATGGCGTTTTAGCAAAAGCGGGCACAACATTTTCTGGTACAACTGGTGGCGCTGGTGGCGCGGCTGCTAGTTGTGTTGGCACAACTACTTTTTCTGGTGGCAAGGGCGGCAACGCCACAACAACTACCGGAGCAGGCGGTGGCGGCGGTGGTGCTGGCGGCCCATCTGGAGCCGGTGGTGCGGCGGGCGATACGGCTAATACTGGTTCTGGTGGCGGTGGCGGTAATAACGGCGCACAAGGTGGAGCATCAAGCGGAAGTGCCGGTGGTAAGGGCGGAGACGGCGGAGGCGCATCTGGCGGTACTGGTGGCTCTGGAGCCACTTCTAGTGCTGCGGCTCAAATAGGTGGAACAGGTACTGGCGGCGGTGGTGGCGGCGGCGGGTTTAGCACTACCAACGTAAGCGGAGCAGACGGCGGGCCAAGTAATTTATGGACGCAGACCTCTGATAATAGCACAGCAGGGCCGGGAGGCGGCGGTGGCGGCAAAGGAGGAACAGGCGCAAACGGTGGAACTGGCGGACTTTACGGTGCTGGTGGTGGCGGTAAATCCAATAGCGGAACAGGCGGTAAAGGCTCTCAAGGAATTATCGTTATTACCTACACCTCGTCTGCGTCCCTCGGTAGTATGCTACTTGTCTTTTGAGGATAACGCCTATCATGGACCCCGAATTGGCAATGCTGCGCGAGCAGGCGAGGATTGAGCTTAAGCGCCTTGAGTCTGCCGCGCCGGCTAAAGACGTAGCCGGTAAAGCCATCGGCAAGCACGGTCTGTTCTACATCACGCTGATCGTTGTGATCGGTGTTGGCGCGTCTATCGTGCTGGAAAACGAGAAGATCGCGGCCGTCATGGGCCTGCTCGGCGCGTCCCTGACCGCTCTGATCTCAATGCTGACTGGCATCGCGGGGGCCAGCCCGAAGCAGGAAAAGCCTGAATTTGAAGTTATCAAATCCCTGATCGAACGCCTTGACCGCTTAGATAGGCCAGACCGGCCCATGCGCGTCGATGTCGAGGGCGACAAAGTGACTGTCACGCACGGCGACCATGCGGTTTCGGCCAATAGGGCGAGAGAGGGGTAACATGGCCGAAGAACTTATCCGCGTCCAATCTCAGCCCGGCATAAAGCGCGACGGCACCAAGTTCGAGGGTGACGTCTATGTTGACGGGCAGTGGGTGCGCTTCCAACGCAGTCTGCCTAGAAAGATCGGCGGGTACCGCTCGATCAACAAATACCTGCAAGGCTTGCCTCGCACTCTGCACGAGTACACGCGCAATCAGTTGACGTACATACACGCAGGGTCGGCGAACCTTCTCGAGCGTCTGTACATAGACTCGAATAGCAATACTTCTGTCATTTATGATCGGACGCCGGGTTCGCTACTAGCGAATAGTGGAAATCTCTGGCAGTTCGACGTTGATCATGCCGCGGACGGAAGCCTTCTGCTTATGGCGCAGGTAGCGCCAAATTTGAACTGCATATGCAACGCAGACGACGGACAGCTTTTCTACGGCGATCTCTTCGGGACGGGCGCGCTAACAGAGCTGACAGTAGGAGGCGGCGAACTTCCTACGGGCGTGAGCCTCACGGGCGGCGTCGTTTCGCTGCATCCGTATACTTTCGTGTTTGGCAACGCCGGATATGTGGCTTGGTCCGTGGCAGGCGATCCTACAGATTTCACGAGTGCGGGTTCGGGCTCGGCGAACATAACGGGGCAGAAGATCGTGCGCGGCATGCCATTGCGCGGCGGCCCCGGCAATTCGCCCTCCGGCCTGTTCTGGTCTGCTGACAGTCTTCTCCGCGCGTCTTTCGTGGGGGGCGAAGCAATCTTTCAGTTTGACACGATCTCGGCTGAGTCGTCCATTCTCTCGGCGCAAAGCGTCATTGAATACGACGGCATTTTCTACTGGATCGGCACGGATCGTTTTCTGAGCTTCAACGGCGTCGTCAGAGAAATACCCAACAACATCAACCTGAATTTCTTCTTCGACAACGTGAACTATCAATATCGCCAGAAGGTCTTCGCCATGAAGGTGCCTCGCTTCGGCGAGATCTGGTGGTGCTTCCCGTTCGGAGACGCAACGGAGCCAAATCACGCAATCATCTACAACGTGCGCGAGAATACTTGGTACGACACCCCCCTGCCGCAGGGCGGCCGCGGCGCGGGTCTGTTTACGGCAATTTTCCGAAAGCCTTTGATGACGGGCGTGGCGCCGCAGAACTATCAGGCGCAGAGCATCGCGATCGACGGCGGCGGCACGGGTTACGCGGCTAACGACGTCCTGACCGTAGAAGGGGGGCAGTTTCTTACGCCCACGCAAATCACGGTTTCTACCGTTGATGGAAGCGGAACCATAACGGCGGCGACTATCTCTGACGCTGGCTCGTACACCGAGACGCCCACAAACCCTGTGAGCGTGTCTGGCGGGGGCGGCAGTAGCGCCACCTTCAACGTGACGTTCAATCAGCCCTACAAGCTCTGGATTCATGAGGTAGGCGTTGATGCCGTAGACGGCCAGAGCGTGCAGCCTATCCAGTCCTACTTCGAGACGGCCGACATTTCCCTGCCGGCCAAGTCTCAGATCAACAACGCCCTGCAAGTGCTCATCATCGAACCCGACTTCGTGCAGGAGGGCAATATGACGGTGCAGGTGCGGGGGCGGGCCAACGCGCGGGCGCCAGAGGTAAACGGCGACGCCAAGGTCTTCGTGCCCGCGGCGCAGATTGAGATCCCGCAGCAGCAGATCGTCTACTTCAAGGAGCAGCGCCGGGAGCTGCGTTTCCGCTTTGAAAGCAATGTCGTAGGGGGAGACTACCAGATGGGCCTCGTCCTGGCGCACTTGCAGAAGGGCGACGGCACGGTGATAGGATGATCAATCCGGCGAACATGACTTTAACGGACTGGGCCGATAGTGTAATCTTATCGCTCAAAGACGCTTGGGCCTTCGGCCGTTTGACGGACGAAAGTCTCTGGCGAGACTGGGCGGTAGGATTTGTACGCGCGCCGGGTTTTGCGCAGCGCGTCCTCCCTGATCCTTATCAATTTGCCGATTGGCGGGACTGGGCGATGCGCGTTTATCCTATGCTTGAGCGGGTACGATAATGGCTCAGTCTGACGAAGAATATACACCGACGTACTGGGATCTTCAGGAGGGCGCTCCTGCGGCGTCTTGGACATCCGAAATGTCCAAGCCTCTCAGTTGGTATTACACCAACGACGCAAGCGGTCTTGCTAGGGCGCGCAACGATTTGGCTGCGTGGGGCGGCGCACCGGATATCGTCAAGGCGATTGACGCCGGTAAGATGGATATGAACAGTCTTACCTCCGCTCTTACCAATTTGCGGTGGACCACGACGCACCCGCAAAACACAAGGTTCCTCGACGACATTTTGCACAATGTGGCTACCGCTACGGGTCAGGCCCAGAACATACCGTGGACCAAATTTCCTACGCAAAGTCCACTCGGGGAGACTTTAGGAACAGTCGCGGAATACCTTCCCCAAGCAGTTCTGGCGGTGGCGTCTCTTGGTCAATCAATTCCCCTTCAGGCTGCTCTTCTCTCTGGGGGTATGGCTGGCGCGCTATCTGCGGGCATAGGCGGAAGAGATCCGCTCATGGGCGCGCTCACGGGCGCGGCGGGGTCTGGGCTTGGGGCTTTGGCAAAGCCTTACATCTCAGATGCCATATCTGGAGTGTTTGAGGGCGGAGATACTTTTGCTCAAGGTGCTCAAGCGTTAGGGGACCAAGCCGCTAGTCAACTAACAAGTCAGCTAACCGGCGTGCTGCCTTATGCTCCAACGAGCCTTACGGCTGAAGGTCTTGGCGCTTCTCTGGGGGCGCTAATACCTTCTGCGGCTGAAACCGTGATTGTGCCTGGCGTCTCGACAGCAATTAGTGATTTAGCCAGTAACATTGGAGCGCAGGCTCTCGGTCCAGGTTTGGGCGCTCTTTCAGCTACGGAATTGTTGAACGCCACGGGTCAACCGTATTACGAGCCGGATGTTACCACTACTACCTCAGCGCCAACTGAGCCATCGCCCGAGACGGTTCTAATTGAAGGTAATCTCTCCACCGGCCCTTCTTTTGCAGACATGGCGTCGGCTTACGGCACACAGGCAGCGGCTAATCTTGCAGCGCGAGCTGCGTCTGGTATCCAATCCGGCAATCTTACTTATTCGCAAATTGAACCCGAAACGGAAGTGGTGAAGATCGAGGCGCAAAAGCCTACCGTCACAGCGACCGAATTAACACCCGAGCAAAAGGCCTTAATTGGAGGTCTCGGTGCTGGAGCCGTCGCTGGGCTCACTGGCGGCCTTACAGACCCTGCTGCTATCCAGCAGGCGGCGGGCAATCTTACCGCTTCGCCCGAAGACACTAGCACGATCGACAAGATCATAGGCGGCGCCAAGGCCGTTGGTATTGCCTCCAGCCTATTGGGTGGTCTTGGCGGTGGCGGCACTTCAGGAACTGGTGCGACCGGAACCATACCTTCTAGCCTCGCCGCCGATAAAGCTCTAAAGCCGATCTTCAGCGCGTCTCTGCCAACGCTTCCCCGCACGACAGGCGTTGGCGCGCCTAGAGAATTGCGCGATCTATCCGGCATCGACTGGTACAGATACGGTCAAGGCCCTGAGCGTAGCTTCTTCACGAACATTCCCGAGCGCGTTGTTACGGCCGCGCGCGGCGGCTCTCTCGCCGTGCCGCACAAGCCTCGCGCATCATTCGCCGTGCAGGGGCCGGGCGACGGGCGGAGCGACGACATCCCTGCGCTTCTGAGCGATGGCGAATACGTCATGGATGCCGAGACCGTATCTCTTCTCGGCAACGGCTCGAACAAGGCGGGCGCGGCGCGCTTAGACGGCATGCGTAAGAACATTCGTAAGCAGAAGGGCAAGGCCTTGGCCAAGGGACGTTTCAGCGTTCCGGCAAAGGCGCCGCAGACTTACCTTCGCGGAGGAAGGACTTAAATGGCTCTCACAGATTTTCTTACGGACGGACAGCCCATCCCGGCGGGCACGGGTGTTAGAGACGTAACGACGCAAACCGCGCTGCCTGACTGGTATACGAACTACGCGATGGACATCCTCGCGAGGCAGCAGGCGGTGGCTGGTACACCCTACGCCACGGCGCCCATGCCTCGCGTGGCCGGCTTCACGCCAACGCAGCTCGCGGGTCAGGAGATGACAAAAGCGGCCGCAACGGCCGGTCAGCCCGCTCTGTCTAGCGCCGTTGGCGCGACGACTGGCTTGCTCGGCGCCTCGTCTCTGGCAGCGGCGCAGCCCTATCTCACGCAGGCCGCCGGCGTGTCTGGTTTAGGCACGGCGCAACCCTATCTGACGGCGGCGGGGGGCAGATCCTACGAGGATATCGCCAACTACATGAACCCCTACACGCAGCAGGTCGTAAGCCGCATAGGCGAGCTTGGCGCTCGTACTCTGCGCGAGCAGCTTCTGCCGCAGATCAGCGATCGCTTCATACAAGCTGGGCAATACGGCGGGTCGCGTCAGGCGGAGATGATCGGCCGCGGCCTGCGCGACATATACGAGAGCACGCTCGCCAAGCAGGCCGAGGCTCTGCAAGCGGGGTACGGCGAGGCGCAGACGGCCGCTGCGGCGGATCTTGCTAGGCAAGCGCAACTGGCGGGAACGGCCGGTCAGTTGGGAACCGCCGCGCAAACCGGTCTCTTGGATATCGGCGCACGCATCGGCACGCTGACTGGCGCGGATATCGCCGCGCAGCGCGAGGCGGCGCAGCAGTTAGGCACCTTGGCGCAGCAGCAGCAGACTATGGGGCTGGCAGGCGCAGGCGCCGTCACGGGCGTAGGCACCGCAGAGCAGGCCTTGCAGCAGAAGAACCTCGACGTGGCCCTCTCGGATTGGATGACGCAGAAGGGCTACGACCAGCAGCAGATCAATGCGATGCTCGAGACGCTTAAGGGCGTTAAGCCTGCCGTGCCTACCGCAGAGACGACGGCGGGCATCGAGCCTGTGGGTATTCAGGGCTACACGCCGAGTACGGGCGCGCAGATAGGAAGCGCCGCCACGGGCGTCGCAGGTCTGTTAAGCGCCGCTAAAGATCTCGGCTGGCTATAAAGGTGGCTACGATGGATGAATATAACGACGACTCCAACGAACTGGACTTCGGTCTGGGCGTCATGACGCAGCAGTCTGCTCAGAGCTACTACGACAAACTAAAGACGGCGCAAGAGGCTTGGCAGAAAAAAGCCGCCGAGGCGATGACGCCCGAAATTGATTACTGGAAGGCGCAAACCGAGGCGCTCAAGAACTTGCGCACGGGCCCGTCTCGCACGGAGCAGCTATTTCAGCTTTCTGCGGCCTTGGCACAACCCACGCGCTACCGCGGCTTCGGCGCGACGCTGGAGAACGTCATGCCCGTTCTCGCGGCGCAGGAGAAAGCCAAACGCGACGCGCAAATGCAGCAGATGGAGCTTGCCAACAAGTATATGCCTG